ATGAAAATAGCAGAGGCCATTACAAGCAAGGATCGTCACTATGTCAAACGTTATATAATCATAACTCTTGTCATTGCAGCATTCGAGCGGGACTGCAGATACATAGAGAAGCAGTTGAAGACGCCGGGGCCTTATGTGGACATCATCAAGCTGGCGACGGAGAATGCATGGGCGGATATGAGAGATGTAAAAAAACACTTTTGGTTAAAAGGCATGAAGTTATACGAAGAGAAGCGAACACCGCTTGGTATTATGGCGAAGTTTAAATGCAGAGGCTACGAGTCATCATTGGAGCTTCGCTGGGAATACATCTCAGCTGAAGCGTCTATCTTAATGCGCAAATATTTAGGGCTTGATGTTTCGGTATATGGAGACCCAACAACACCGGGACATTTAAGGGAGCAATATTAAATTTCTGAAGTAATCAACAGGATACTTTTAACCCTTGTAGAAGAAGTAAGGGAAACAAGCTTTTAAAAGGGGGCTACTTATTTGAATTTCATTAAACACCAGTTAACAGTTGAGGATATCAAAACACTCACCGAAAAGGAATTAGAGAATTTTCATGATTCCATACTATGGGGAGATCCTGAACCGGGAGAAAGCTTTTACGATTTTTCGACTGATGAAGTCCATACAATTACTGAGGTCAGATCAGAGAGCAGTAGCTATTATCTAGTGTACGAGGGTGGAAAAACAGATGATTGGGATACATGCTTCCCATTGCTTAATGTCGGGCAGCTATTGGACCTTCTTTCATTTGAAACGAACATAGAGGTTCGCAGTTGGGGAAGCGGCTGGCTCGTTGTATATGAAGATCAGTTTTTCAAAGTAGGGCGAAACGAACTGATTGATGTTTTATTTAAAGCCTTGAAATTGAAAATTTCCAAATAAAAAATGGACCCCCTCTGGCCTATGCCGAAGGGGCGCATACCGATGTTCCAGGTATTAGACCTACCTGTTTGTGTCGATACAGTAATATAGGGTATATATATTTTACTACAACAAAAATAGAGACTCTATTTGGTTCATGATCAATTCATGGTATAATTTAGTTGACGCAACACCAGAATTTAGATACATTACTTCTAATGAACTAAAATCTCATTGAGGGAGTTACAATGAAAATCAGGACTTTTTTAGTATGTGAGGATGTGGACTTTAACTCTGATGATAGTACTATTGTCATAAAAAAAATGATGCGAGGAATACTCACCAAAAAATTTCCAGCAAAAGAGACAGTATCTTTCTTGCTAACTTTTGAGGATACTCCACAAAAAGACGGAGAGTTAATAATTTCCATTCTCAGTAACAAAGGTAAGCCGGTAATAAAGTATAAGTTTGATTTATTAAGGAGTCAAGACGCCATCACAGCTGATATGGATATAACTTTCCCAGAACCAGGAGAGTACAAGCTAAAAATTACATATGGCGACGAATTCCTTGGTAAATATAGATTCCCTGTAATCAAGGATGGTGATGAAGATGAGTAATTCTAATATCTGTGCTCTTGAATATAATGGGATTAGGGATTTGAATAATTCCATGTCTAGAGAAACATCGGTTATAGGTTTCCGCTTCTCGGATGATACCAAGCCCGTGAAGTTAGCACAGGTCAAGGTTGCTAAAAAGGATGTAGTAAAACCAAGGAGTGGTATTACTATGTTACATAACATCAATGTCAAAAAGATCGGATCTCTACTTATGCTAGCCTTAGCACTTGGAACCATAATAACATCTCTGTCTGGATCAAACGCATTTTCAAATATCGGGGCTATTATTATCGTTTTATCCAGCTTATTTGTCGCTTTCATGTTCTGGTCGGATGATAACGAGCGAAAGAAGGTATAATCGTTGTCTGAAGCACCTCTAAATGATCAGTCAGCGCCTTCACCGCAAACTTCCACTGCCCCTGGAGAAGGAAAGCTGCGCTTGCCTGATTTATTTGGGAAAATTTTAGATAGGCTCCCTATGTCAAAATTAACTGCTAAGATGAGCTACTGCATTATCTTTGCAGTCATGCTGATCATCTTCACACTTATAATGTCTTCCATCAAGACATCTCCCACTGATTTCCCTACCTCATGGGATATGCGAGGTATTATCGCTATATTTTGTATTATCTTCTTTGTAGGGATTTGGGATAGGATAAAGGGATCTAAAAGCAATCCTTAGTAAAGCCCCCGCAGATTAACATAGCGGGGGCTTATTTTATTTATTTTTCAGATTCAATTGCCTGCAGCTGCTTCTCTAGCTCTGCGATCCTGTCGGTATTGCCGCCGATCAATTTAAGGAAGTTCTTCCGCAGTCGATACATCATAACCACTTGTTCCTCTCGTGTGACCGGCGCGCCTGGTCGGCTGCCGTCTACATACCCGTTCTTCTTCATCTCTTCCCAGGCAGGATCTGCCCAGGGACTGACCACATTAATATCTCGCTCTTTTGTTTCCTTCACAGTCTCCGATCCCCCTTTCACCTTGTCGTATTGATAAAGGTTGTACTCATCCATGATTGAAATCAGCTTATCCGCATATTTAGGGTCCGTCGCGTAGCCTGCCTCCTGGATCTCCCTCGCGGCCGTCTTACCGTCCACCCCGATAACCTTCTTGTACTTGTTTCGGTCCCAGCTAACCCCGTTCAAAATCAGCTTGGTATGATCGGTGATGGACTCGCCCCAATTGTTATATGCACGGAAGGCGGCGTCTACTTTGATCGGCTTTCCATTCACATATTCGGTTGTAGGCATCGTACAGCTGCCGGCTGGCCCCCTGCCCTTAATCCCGAAGAGATTATTTCCTTTCTTCGTAAGTCCAGATGTTCCCCAGGCGCTTTCGAGAGCAGCCTGGGCAATGGTCAACGATGCCGGGATAAAAGTGTTCTTCATGTCAGCAGCGGCGAAAATAGCGATCTTCTGTATGAATGCCTGTTTGCTACTCATTAGATCCACCTGCTGCCTTTGCTGTTTGTTTGAGCAATTGATGACCAAGCACAGCAAAGGCTCCAGCAAGCACGCCCTGAATAACGGCTTCTACACCCCAGCCAATGATAAAGCTGGTCATAATGACAGCAGCGATTACCACAATGTAAACTATGGACCAATTAGGCACAAGCGGGGTCGTTTTGAGAATACCTCCGAGAATCCAGCAAACGGCCACGACAGCAAACAAGCGTGGGTCAATCAGTTGAAATATTTGCTCCCAATCCATGATTAAGTCATTCCCCTCTCAAGGTTTATTTTTCTGGTTCTCGATCTGCCTTTCGCAGAATCAAAAACAGGTCATATCGTTTATTCCAGGTGAGCCATGCGAGCGAGACCAGACCGGCCGTAGTGCCGACCTGTGAAAGCGTCCATCCGTAATGCAGCCAAACATCTAGCTCGGCGCTCCCAAACCCGAAAGCAGCTGCCGCGCGGATCAGCAGGACGATGAACATTTTGAATGTATAAGCGATCAAAAAAAAGAGCATCGCCAGCATAAACACGCTGACCACGCCCACCTTGAACCGCTCATTAAAGTACGCCTTATGAGCATGAATAATATAGAGTGACGCCGCTATCGAAATGATGTACAGCGGAATCAGGATTAAATTAATGAGCTCCATGTTTGACATGGCTGCCCTCCCCCTTGTCGTAAACTAAATAACGCGCAAATCGGTTGCGTTCGATTTCATCCTGAATTTCCTTTGACATATTTTTGTATCTGTCAATGGATACCGCTACCCGATTCGATGCACGGTGTATTTCTATTTCTTTTTGCCGAGGGGTAAAGAGACGTTGAATCAGCTTGTTTAGCATGTTCATCCCCCCCTGCCCTCGGTGTGGTCAATTTTGAGTTTCTGCAATACCTCCAGTGTCGGCGACATAAATGCAGCCCTTTCCTTGTCCAGGACCTCCTGCAGCCGGTCCCTGTCCTCTTCAGCTCGGTCCAGCAAATGCCTCGGGACCAGATCCCCCCGGACCAACATGCGGACGATATAAAGCAGTACCACCATTAAGACGATGGCCAAAATGAGAGCAACGCCGTATTTATCCGCTAGTTTAGCCCAACCCTCTATTTCCCCTGAATTCATATACTCGCTCCTTTCCTGTTAAATAACAAGAAGCCCCCGGACCACTCAGGGGCTTGCAGTTATACGATATTCCCATTCACGTCCATTCCTCCGATTTCCAACACTTCGCGCACCTTCTCACGGCTCTGGGTAGGAACATCTTCCAGCTTGATCACACCTTTATGGATCATCATCACATACACAGCCAGCATAGTCTCACCCCCCTTCACAAGAGAAATCGACCACCGTACCAACAATCTAGCCAGCCTATGCTTCCAGCGCATGCCGCACGTCCTCCCGGCAAGCTTCCGGTACGTTATCAATTTGGATGACACCTTTCAAAATCATGTTAACGTAAACGCCAATCATACAGGACCACCCCCTTCCTTCATCTCAAGAATCATCATGTGCAGCTCCATCAAGGCAAACTGATTAATCGTGCTTTCTTCAGCCAGTTGTTCATTTCGGGCTTCGGCAGCTGCCAGGCGCTCCTTCAATAGATCCACTTCCGAAGGCTCCTGCGGCTGTGGTCTCGTAATCTCCTCGATCTCTTCCGGCGTTAATCCTTCGATCCATAACGTCGGTTGCACCGGAGCAACATAAATAGGCGGCTCCCCGCGTTCCTCTTCCGGTAGTGCTGCCCACTCGCCATAGGCTTGCTGGAACTCACTCAGCGCAGCATCAACGGCGTCACGATACGCCTCCCAGCCGTCAAGATCGAAGCGCGGAAGGAACAATCCGGGCTTAACCGGCACGCCGACGATGTACCCCGCTATTTCCGGTTCAGGCGCTTCTTCCTCCGGTTGCTCATCTGCTTCTTGTTCGGATTCTTCCGGATCGGCGGGCGGCTCCGGCTCAATCTCCGCATAAAAAGGGACGACACCGGAAAAGGCATCGTCCACGAGCGTATCCTCTAAATAGAGGCCGTCTGTATTTACTTTTGGTACGGCTTTCATGTGATACCTCCTTTATTGTTCGGCTAGGAATGTAATTCCATCGATGGATACCCAAGTCGCCGCGTTGAAAAAGTCGGCATAAACAGCCCCGTCAGTAGTAATGGTTACTAGCACTGGGTGAAGTCCGGCTGAGCCATACGCTATTCCGATCATATTTCTATTTTGAACTGGCCGGAACCCTTTGGGTAATCTGAATATTATTGTTCCGGAGCTCCCCGGAGTTAAAATACCTTTTAGCTGCACGGTATTATTACTATCTTTTAGGAAGCTTATCGCGGTGTTGGTTGTCCATCCATTAAGCAGCGTCGGAGAAATCCACCCCGGCACATCCTTATCTGCCTTTTTATTCATTAGCACGGAAACAGCGGTCGCATTCTGCTGCACGGCATCAGTCAGCTCTTGCAGCATGGCCTTTTCGTTAGCTGCGTACGATCCGCTGAATGGTACGATTGGCGATTTGTCCAGCGTCAGGTATGTTGCGGAATAGGTTGCTGATGGATCGTAAATCATCTTAGTCTGTAGTTCCTGTGCAAGCGCCCCGTATTCCGATGTTACGTAATATCTCCAACCGTTATCTCGCAAGCTGTTTTTATATATGGCTTCCACGCTTTTAGCTTTATATTTAAAGCCTTTTGAAGAATTATTAGCTACAGGGTTACCGATGTTCCATACACCGTTGCTATCTAGGGACGGAATGACACTCTCCCGAACCACAATCCCCGTCCCAACCTCGACCTGATTATCGCCCTCATTAAACGTCAGCATACCTTCGGAAACGACAGGCTCGACTGTTGGCGTGGCGAGTTGGTATACGAGTTGGTAGGACGTATAATTGGGTGCTTGTGTAGTCGGTAAAATGGAAGGTTCGTCCCCTGACGTTAAGCTTCTCCATCTTTTTGTTCCTGATGTATATGGTATATTGGAGTCGTTCGAATCTCCCTGCCACATCTTCCAACCCATAAAATACGCCTTAATCTCGTCGGCTGTCGGAGTGTAGTTGTCGCCCCATCCACTGTCTGCGTTGGAGATAGAGATATAAATGGACCCGTCAATGGATGTCTCTGTCGTGTCTGCTCCGTTTGTTGCCCATAACCCACCGCTCGTTGCTGTTTTTAATATTTTCCCATCAAACTTAGTAGATTTTTCTGAATATTGTTTCCACGCTGGGAATTGATTTGGGGAAGTGAGAATAACTTTAAACCCAGAAAATGCTGCAGGCGATATAATCCAGTTAATCGAACCTCCTAATTCAATTTTTTTCCACTTCGCCAACTTGAAAAACTGCCCGTCCTTTTCGAACACTTCATCAGCAATCGCACCCGTCAGCGGATCGGCGTGTAAGTCCGTTTGCAGCGCGAGCATTGAGTCCTCGCGTGGTTTGAACGGTTTAGGCGAGGAGCCGAGTGTGAGCATTATATTTTCGACAACATACTCACTGACAGCGGCACTATCAGGCGATACAATACGAACTGTCATAGTTTTGACATTAGCCGGAGTAGAAAATGTATCTGTCCCATTACTTGTTCCACCGCCACCAATTGCAGTTCCGATTGTGTCTAATACAGACTTACCAGACTCATCGAGCCCTAATACATCCACGTAAATTTGGTCATATCGTTCTACACCATTTTGATAGATTTTCGCCTGGAGTGTATAGGTAGTATTAGGCATAACAGGTATGAGATTGGAACTATAGTTTACTACTGTTGATCCCGTTGATTTAACTAAGGCCGAATGAGCCGACACTATACTCAAATTAGTAGTAGTACCTTCAAATAGTGTAGGGGCCAAATTCTCCCCGTAACAAATCGCATACGGATTTCGTACAGGCTGAACGCTATCGACGTACGGATACTTGGCTGCGACTTGCTCCGGTGTCATATTAGCTAAAGCACTATATTCCTGAAAACTAATTTCGTAGATACGAACAGCATCAAAAGTACCCCACTGCCCTGCTGCACCTTTTACAGCAAAATCTATATTTGCTTTGATACTGGTGGCTGGCATGAATCTGAAGAACCCCGGCCGAAAGAATGTGCTTGTAATTTTCCCAGAAGCTGCGCCTTGTCCAGGTAATGAAATAAAACACCCTTCCGTAGCATTACCATTTTTTATATCAGCAACCACTACATAGCATTTACCTGAATCAAACGAGACGTTAAAAACTCCCGACCCGTGAACTTCTCCAGCTGAAATTATAACTTTTAATCCAGCACTTCCCTGTGTTTTATTTACCGTATCTATTTCTAAATCAGCTTGAAATTTTCCAAAGTCCCTGGTTGTTTCTAATCCGCCCACCCTTCCCAGCAGATTCACCAACGTTCGCCCCTTGACCCCAGTTAACGAAAAGGCCGCGCGCCGCTGTGCGTTCAGGATCTGCAGCCCAGCGTTTAGTACGACGTCCTGGCGCTGCACGGTGTCGAGGCGTTCTCCAGCATGTTCAATTGCCGCATTGACTCTCCCGGCAAATTCATCTACCGAATCGGCGTTCTGATCGATATACTTCTCCAGATCGAAGTACGTAGTAGATGGGGAAGAACGATCGATCTTGTTTAATCCTAAATTCGGTGTTTTTGGGTTTGCCACTAGGCTCCTCCTCCTAACAATCTATCTTGTGTCGTCATTTCAATATGTTCGATGGTCATTGCCTCCACTTCGGCAATGGTCAAATAGCGAAGCGAATATTCCACGGACAAGTGTGCGGGCTTGATCTCTTCAATGGCAGCCTTGAGATCGTCAATATTTGGCGGCAAACCATAGGTGTCAATAAATTTGATGACGATCATATAATCATCGGGTCGAACATTTACATCTATCGCCCCGCGTTCATATGCTTGAGCAACACTTTTTAGGAGGCTGCCGGACACCTTGCCTTGACCGCGCATCTTCGAGATGACAACAGATCGGCGTTGCTCAATCGGTTTCCCCGCCTCTGCCACAATCTGAAGGTCGCTCTCGTATCGGCTAATTGCCCAGGTCGCGGATTCCGGATAGGCTTGATTCAGCAGCTCCTCGATTCGAGATGCCATCAGATCCATTTCAGGTCCTTCGGCATTGATCAGCTGCTCCATCTCTAGCACGCCGTCGTAGTATTTCGGTAGGTAACCTTTTAACTGATCGTATCCACTCATGTTACCGTCACCGTCCCGAGCACAGCGACGCCATCCATGCCGATTTCGATGTTCTTCTCCTCTCCATTCACAAACAGGTCGGAATAGTCAATGACCGGCGGGATCCCGAGAATGATCCCTTGGATTCGGGTATACCGAACGAGCGGATCCGTGAAGGCCAGGTCACGGAAATAATCGGCCGCACCGCGCTCCAGCTGCTCCTTGACATCATCCACGGTCGCGCCTGTAGCCAAAGTCACTTTGACCGATATGTTGATCGGGATCTCCGTAGCCCCGACAACCGTAGTCACGGAACCGATAGGTGCAGTTCCCTCCCCCATGCCGTCCTGTGTTGGATCAATATACTGCTGCACGGCTTCCACGACAGCAACTGCCGGCGAGCGCATGTCATTGTTTAGTAAGACGACTTTCACCGTTCCGGAGCCGTTCCATAATGGAAATGCTCGTGCCCGGCCAACGCCTGTGATCTCTCGTGCCCATAACTCATACTGGTACCGGTTGCCGGACGTGATCGGACGTGAAACCTTTTCCTGATACCGCTCGTAAAGGACCGCATCCTCTTCCGTATCTTCGCCGGCCAACAGCAGCTCCGTCAGCTCGCCGCGTCCGAGATCTGAAATATACTCGATTGGGATCAAGGCTCCGAAATGACGATTGCCCTCGGACCCGGCGGTTTCACATTCCATCCGATAGTTCCCTGTGGATAGTCGTTCTATTGCGACATAGTTCAGATCCCCGAGGGAAAAACGGCTGCCGATCGGAATATCCAGCAGCGCGCCGGATCCAGAATAAAACACGGCCCGGAGCTGCGCCTTACTCGCCATCTTCCGATTGATACCTGACCAGGCTATGGATCGGTCCAGATATTCACCGCTGGCCGTATCCGGGAAACGCAAATTCGCATTTAAATCCAGTTCGACATACATTTGAGCCAGCTCGACCGCTGCCGGAGCGAGAGCATCATAAATGATACTTCCTTCGCGCTTGTCAATTCCATCCGGTACCCGGTCCAGCATTCGCTCCAGAATGATCTCAAAGGTTTGATCCTCGAACACCGTTACACCTCCTGTTCTTCTTGATAGGATCCAAATTCCGTATCCACCGTGAACCGGACCAAGGCCGTATCCATGCCGTATTCAAAGCTAAAGCCGGTCACGGCGACAATCCGGTCGTCCTGGGTTAGTGCTTCGGTTACCCAGCGTTCGACCTCGCTTTCGAAGACTGCACGCCCACGAACCTCGCCCAGCTCCAACTCATTTCCGTAATTTCCGGAGTATATAAGATGTTCAAAGCGCTGAGTCGAGAGGATTTTAAAGACGGTCTGCCTGACGGCTTCGATCCCGTCCACGGTTTGGCTACTGATCCGGCCGTTTACTCGATCGAACCGATAGGTCCGGCTCGGGAGCGTGACCGGCTCCAGTTCCTCGTCTGTCATTTCAACGTCACTTTGAGGGATCATCCGCTCACCGCCTTATCCAACACTAAATACTTCTGTCCACCTTGGACCCGAAGCAGAATCACAGCGTCACCCACGGCCAGTCCCTTGCGTATGACGATTTTATCCGTCAAAGCTTTCTCTGTATCAGGAGAACCAGAAAGCTTGTGAACGTGGCTCAGGTCGATCTCATAGCGTGTTAGGGATTCCGGTACAATTAAAAAAGCCTCCGGGAGCGTCAGGCGTTGATCCAGCCTAACCTCCAAGGGGCTTAATGATACGACGGTTCCAAATTGTATAGCGACCGGATTACTAGCGACTACCGCTTCCACGGCCGCCCTTTTAATGATATCCAGCATACTTACACCATCCTCAAATCAAGGGTCATCGTGTGCTGCGCTCCAGATATGGAATGCACGCACTCATCGACCAAGAAAAATTTATTGATCCCGAAACGAGAGATCTGGATATTCACATACATCCCTGCCCGCAATCGGAAGTCACCGATCGCTTCGATCTTCATCTTGCGGGTTTCTCGATTCTTGGCCGTGATTAGCCGGGTCAGGAGATCGTTAATCTGAGCCTTGGTCATATCCTCATCCACGCTTTGATATAGCTGCAGCTTACCCCATTTTTTAATCCGGCTGCTGTCCTCGATCTTGAAGGTCTCGCGTTTGCCAGACTTCTCATTATCTTTATAAAGCACGATATGGTTATAGGTGTCCTCGTCGATGGACTTGCTATATGTGAAATCCGTCATCAGACTTCCTTCCCCTATAACAAAGCCGTACCTCATCTGAGTAATGTTTTCTAAAGTCAGCTGCCCAAAATCGTCGTAAAACACGAAATTGGAACTGTACTTAATCAGCGTTGTATCCAGAGCCCAACAAACCATATCCATCAGAGTCTGATTATCCTGCAGGAAGTTTGGGATCTTGTACTTGGTATCAGCGAGCTTCCCGGTCTTCAGGCCGAAGTCCTTGGCGATTCGCTGAATGATCTGGGTTGCAGTTACGTTGGTCAGGACATAGGTATGATTCGCGTTTAGATACCGCAGTTGATCGTAAGCCAAGACCTTTGCTTCTCCATTCAGCCCCATTTCGAATCTGAAGATGTAGCCCATGAATACCTTATTTGTACCGTCTGTAAACTGGACGATATCCCCGTTTTGATAATTGAATTTCTTGTCCTGGTAAACGCCGCTATCAACCAGGGTGAACTCCAATGAAGAGGCCTTCCCAATCCGGGACGTAGAGTAACGGATATCCTTAACCACGCTCGATACGTCCCAGACGTTGCCGTCCTTGTTATCAATCACGATTTTCATAGCATCACCCCGGCAGCTTAATCACGGTTCCGACCTTCAATTTTTTCGCCTGGGCCTCCGTGATATTGTTCAGTTTCATGAGCTCCTTGTACCGGCTGCCGTCCCCAAGATGCGTCTTGGCGATTGTCCAAAGTGAATCTCCGCTTTTGATCTTCACCGTCTTAGGCTTGGCGCGCTCATCCGGTCGGTCAGGCTTTTTGGCAGCGGCTTGTTTCTTGCTGGCCGATGCGGCGGCGGACGTTTTCGCAATCGTCACTTTTTTGGCCGAGTAAAATACATATTCCTTAAGGGTTAATGTGTACTCAAAATCCCCAGGGGCGCCGCCGACCTCCTTATAGTTAAACTCCTCGATGGATGCTGGGATGTTGATCTTCAGGCCCTGGCTGATATAGATAAAGCGAATCGGCTTCTTTTTATTCATCCAGTCCTCAATTCGGCGGATATAATCAGCAGGGGCGTCAAAACCTTTGGATGGTATGACGTTCTCCATGTCCGCGGGAAACACGCCGCTGAATGTAATCACTTTGAGCTTTGGCGCATCGATCGCGTTGATCCATCCAAGGCCGGCGACGTTATGCTCTTCCCCTTCGCCTTCGCCCTCGATCTCAATTTCCTCCGGAAGGACGGGGATTTCAAAAACAACAGCCCTGTTGTTAAAGCTCAGCTCAATGCTATAATCCGCCATCAGTTATACACCCCTTTGGCGCTGGCTGCGACCTCGTCCTCAAGTCGGGTTGTCAGTTTCGTTACGATGGAGTCCAGATCACCGCTGTTGTTGATATTGCCCGTCTTCAGGGATACGGTAGGCGTCAGGGTTACGAAGTTTTGAATATTCTTCATCTCTGCGATATTCCGCATGATTTTCAAGTCCTCGCTGCTGATATCCACCTTCCCCTTGATCTTATCAACCTGGCCGACCTTCCCGACCTTATCAACCTTTGGTGTTTCCGCTAGAGCAGGCATTTTCATTTCTGGAACCTTATAGTCGCCAAGAGCCGCATCCTTTTGCTTCTTCTCTGCTTCTGCTTGCTCCTTGGCTCGTTTTGCAGCGCGGTCGTTCAACCATTTCTCAACCTTGGCTTCTCGTTCAGCCGCCTTCCCTGATGCCTTCTGTTGAGCTGCAGCTATTTTGGCTTCCCCTGCTTGGCGAGACGCTTCGGCTTGAATCTGGGCTTCAGCAGAGAACTGAACGCCGTTAATAAAATCGATAGAAACAAAGTCAAATTTGTTCAGCTTTTCAATTAAACTATTTATCCTATCAATCGATCCATTAACCATTTCTTCCATCGACTTTAGTACACTAACCTTTGCGTCCTGAAATGCATTCGAAATGCCATTACCGATTGTCAAAAAGAACACCGGAATTTGGTCAAAGAAGTTTAGGATCGCATTCCATGCCCGCATGAAGCCAGCGGCAAACTGATCATTTGTTTTCCAGAGATTATAGAGCCAGGTAATCAATGCGATAATACTCGTGATGATCAGAATATAAACGTTTGCTTTCATCACCGTATTTAATCCCATCCACGCATACTTCAAACCGTTAACTGCTGCAGCTTGAATAAATAACGCCCCTGTCTGGATACCGGTGGCAACGGCACCCACAATCATGGCACCCTTGTTTATAGCCATAATCAAAGCCAATGATCCGAGCGCTCCGACCAATCCGTATACAATAGGCTGCAACAGAGGCCAGTTGGTCCTCATGAACGTGAACACCTGGGTCGCCGTATCTAAAAACCATAAGAGTGACCGCACCGCGCCGGAAATCGCCCATGACAACATGTCAAAGGTATCTTGGAATGCTCCTGAATCAAAGCCCGCATTGATTTTGTCAAATAAAGGCGCTAGTGACTGTAGTCCCGATTCACCCGCTTGGGCCATGTTAAACTTAAAAGTTTGCAGAGCTTTGTTCCACTTGGCAGCCGGAGAGTCTAGCATCTTTTCAAATGCCTCTTCGGTCAAGTTCTGCTGATCGAGCATCTTATCCATACCTTTGATAAATCCATCAACATCGCCTCTCATCCCAGCCAGCCGTGCCTCGCTATCCTTGAGCATACTTCGGCTGATATTAAAGCGTTCGGAGATGGACGTATAATCACCGCTCAGAAGCTCCTTCAAAGAGAACGCCGCCCCCTCGAGCCCTTCTGTCGGATTCAGCTTTGCAAGGCGCATAGAAAGTTTATTTATCTCCGTTAACTGCTTCGGATCCATCGTCGCACTCATAAAAGACATACTCCCGAGCAAACTCGCGTCTACGTCTTGACCGTACTTGAGCGCCTGCTGGACCGTCTGGTCATAAATTGCCTTACCTAGAGCATCATTACCGGATCGAGAGGTAAAAGTATTAACCATCTCCTGTTGCTTCATCGCGCCACCGATCGTTGCCCCACCGAGTTGCTGAATTCCTTGAAAGGTAAGATACGATGCAGCAATTCCTTTTATCGCACTCGCTAACCTGCCGGTTTCCTTGTGGCTTTGCCGAACCGCGTCATTAAATCGATTCTGCTGCCTTGTGGAGTCCTCGATCGCATGATTGATCTTACTTTCGGCCGAGGCAATCTGGTTCTTTGCGGCTGCCAGCTGGCGGTCGATGTTGTGGTTCCGGCTCGTTGTCCGCTGCATTTGCTCCATCGTCCGGATCACCATATTCATGGAACTAATGACGCTTTTCAGCGGCCCGGTCATGGCATCATACATTTTCAACGTTGAGGAGACCGTGGTCATAAACCTACCTCCTTCCTGCCAAAATAAAAGACGCCCTCACAATGGAGAGCGTCAGTTTATCATTTTACACTGTCGAATATTTCAATAGCCTTCTCGTTTTTTGTCTCCAGAAGGAACGCACCTTTTCTTGGCCAGTCAGCCATCTGATCATGCGTATCTAGATCCTTTTCAGCATCTTTGTTAGAAGCATATTCATAAATAGCAACCTTTTGATTCTCAACATAAAAGATTACGCCATCTTTCGCTTTAAGAATCTGAAACATCGGCTTCTCTTCTGGATCTACCTCGATGCCTGCATCCTGATAAGCCTTGATAAATTTGTCCAGTGTCAAATCCTTATTCTCCGTCTCAGCGGATCCACATCCCACGACAGCAACCAATAGCAGCAAGAACACTACAAATAAACCCAATGACTTTTTCACAAATTCGTCCCCCTGAATAGGTCATATTTCCCAACCATTCTACCAAATTTTTCAGGCTTGGGTCTACCGCTTTTTGCTATTGAGCTTTTGGGCTTCTTGTTTTTCCTTCTCAATCCGGACAGAAATCATGCCATAGATGGCAGCCCGTTCCCGGACCGGCAGCGCCATGAGCTCGTGGGGAAGGATATGCAACTCGTGGAGAGCGTAGTACGCATAGTTCGCGTCACCATCGCCCTCCTTGATTAGTTTTTTACCTCATCTACTAACTCGTTTACGTCCCTATCAAAGCCGTTCATGGCCTGAGCTCGTTCAGTTAGTGCAGCATATTCACCAGGGAGGAGCATTTTGCGCAGAAGCGCTTCAGCCCCCGTCACGCTGTAGGATTTTTGCAGATCCGCATTTTGGAGATCGGGGAATACAACACAGCTCGTCGTTACACGGGCCATGTAATCATTCGGATCAATCTCCGGCAAATAGACACCGTTCTTACCCTTTACCTTTCGTGTGGCTGCCTTACGGATCTCGCTGTTCTTCTCCTCGGTAATGCTCCGAAGTTTCCACGGGACGGGCTTTCCGTCCGCATCTTTGAAGCGTTCCGAAACTACGAAATCCTCCGTTACCTCCAAAGCGGCGTTAGCTGCAAAAAACATAGTCATGTCAGACATATTTATTCTCCTTTTCTATTCAATGGATTTTAGATTATTAGGATCTTTAAACCGGTTCTTGGAACGACTGGCCCAGATCGACGTCATCAAACGTAAAGCTGACCTCTTCCTCCAGCGCCTCCGATTCTGTATCCAACGAAGCCATAATGACGCTATCCAGGTTCACACCTTTAATGGTGACGGTCTGGGCACCGATGGAAGACGACGGGTCCTCGTTAGTGACGGTGACATCAAAAAAGACATCTTTTCCTGTCTTAATGTAATCGTACATTAATTGACGGAAGAGGGACGTTACGTAGTAAATTGTCATGGTGCCGGAGCCAACCCATCCCGTCGCTTTGTGCTGTACTCCGCGGCGGCCAAGGGTCCGCACCTCCGCCTTATTCTTTTCTACGGACGCTTCCAGCGTCTTAATGTAGAACATTTCATGAACTCGACTATTAATGGTTGCATAGGCTCTACCTTCCTGACCGGAAATGGTGTCCTGTGCCTTTAAAAAATCTGGCATGCATTACCCCTCCTTAGCGGACCAATACCCGCATATAGATTTTCTCGATCGCATCCACCGGCTGCACGCGCAGCTCGACGTATACACTGTCGGCTGCATCCCCTTGCTTCACAGAGACGTCTGACTGGGCGTCGAAATTCTGAACGGCTCCAATCCCGACGAGTGTTTCGATGTACGTCACGATTTCCTTACGGAACAAAGCTCGGCCATCCGCATTATTGTCCACCTTGCCGATGTAGAACTGTTCGAAGATTCGCTTCGTATCATTCGCCAGGCTATCCAATACGCGAAGTACACGGTTCTTGGATCGCTCTCGTCCTTTATCCGGGGTGAAGCTCCTGAACGTGTTAATGTCCTGTTCGACAACAGCGCGGCCAGATGAGTGGATAAAGAGGAATTCGCCGCTTCGCAGGGCTGCCTCAATCTCGCTGTTTGTGTAGCGGATATCCACGTCCACAGCATCGTCATAGGCGGAATAGGTCAAGGACTCATCTGCAGCAGCTCCTGCGGTAGCCCCGGCCACCCAGGCAACAGCCTTCACGTTGTCCAGGACAGAACCGTCGGATAGGATCACGCCGTTTTTGACGCTGATCACGCCCTCATAGTCTGCTGCTGCATAGTCAGCCATGACCACCTGCACCTTTTTGCCTTCTTGCTCCCGCATCCGTTTAATAGCTGCCGTGTATACGGGCTTCAGTGTGGCGTCCGTGGTCAAAAGTCCAATGGTATTGAAATCATAGCCCTCAATCTTGGACAGAAAATCCGTGTGGTCCCCGTTGGTCACAGTACCATCTGCGCCCCCGGTCAAGTTCAGGCCAGCCGTAACATCCGGCGCGCCGGTGCCGCTGAATTTGACCCAATTGTTTTCGACCAGTTCTTCGATCTCGGACACGATCTGTGTATCCATCACCGCGCCGGCAAGCAGCGTAATGACATCGAATTTCGCGGGATCATCAATGTTATTCTGAACGATAATCCGAATGTCGTTCCCGCGGAGTCCTCCGTACTTCGCTGTCACCGTCAGCCCTGTATTCGTGGCGGTCGCGGCGGTACCAGCATTCAAACGATACAGCAAGACTTTACTGGCTCGCTTCAGGGCTTCTCGCAGTGGTAACAACTCCGGAGCCGAAACATCAAAACCCAGAATGTCCCTGGTATCTGCCCCCGCCTCTACGGTAATCACTTGTTTGGATGGCCCCCAAGATAGCGACAACGGCAGCGAAGCAACGCCGCGTTCACCCAAGGTCCCCATCGTTTGCTCCGTCGTCTCAATGACGATGTATACCCCGGCACGGACCTTGTTTTGTGTTTTCCATGTTCCTCCTGCCATGTCTTAGACCTCCTTCTCTTTGAATTTCGTGATGACGGTCGCCGCCTCGTCCAGCGTATACGTCTTATCTGGCAACAGCAGGCCCGTCAGGATATCTTTTTCCGACGTAGTAAATCGTTTAGCTTCCACCAGCTGATCCTTCGTGTAGCGTGGCGCTGGTTGCGTCTGAGCCTTGATTTCTTTTGTGCTCATTTTAGACGTCCCTCCTGTTTGATATGATTCATCTTCGTTTCCGGCTCTTTGGTTTTTACGACATGGAAGTTGTACTCCACAAAAAAATGCAGTACCCCATCCACGATTTCAAACCTTATCCCGGTTCCCTTTGCGAGAGCTCCCGAAATCGATACCCGTTCCAGTATGCTGGTTAGATCTTCAGCCATGGTGTACATGGATTCATTGGTCTGATCTACGGCGTAGTACCGGATCACCATTGGATGGTACCTCATGTATCTTCTGCCGATTAACTGCATATGCTCAGGCTCTAAGAAGCGCACAAAAAAACAGGGTGGTGTTAAACCCTGTTTGATTTCCTCCCCCATGATTTCAATGTCGGGGAAAGCCGCATCTAAAGCAGCATGAACGGCGTATCTGACATCATTAAAATTAACCTGCGGCATGAGCTACCTCCTTGATGGCCGGCCGTTCATGATGTTGTTCAGCAATTCAGCCATTCGCCTTTCAAGATATCGGGGAAGTTCCCTCTCGATCTCCTGCATGCTGATGGTCATCATGAACTGACCTTCTACCCATTTGGTCAGGTCCTTACCGGTCCGGTGTCCGTATTCTACGAAAATGGCATAGTAAGTGTCGTTGTAGTTATCGACCTGGAACGTTCTGCCTATTCGTTCAACACGGCTTACCTTCCAATTTCGTCTCAGATTACCGGGAGATTCAGTATCCACACCGACGGGCGTACGCTTCTTGATTTTCCGGTTTGCTCGATAGGCCATCTCAAGCAAAAATTCCTCGATAAAACGATCAATGACCCGTTCATCTAAAGCCTTTTTAAATGATTTAGCCATCTTCTCAAGATCCGAAAAATCAACCTTTCCCCATTTGGCCACTACGCCCACTCCTTGCGCTGTAGACTGATCTCCTGATGGGTTGGATATATAAACGGCTCACCTGCGGTGTATTTTCGAGCAGGGGCGATGGCCTCCCACCCGGTTTGTGTGATTCGGCCCCGGGTAACTTCCAGCATGTCGCCTTGTTTGATCTCCATCTCAGGGGCTATAAATAACTTGGTTTCGTTGCTAATATCGTTCTGTGCTTCTGTTTGACCGTTCTGACCTAACGCCTTTTGAGATAGGCGGCAGGGCTGATCCGTAATGAAGGGTACCGGCTCAAGTTTTGTTTCCTTGGTGAGCTGATCCTTCACTTTGGCATTTCGATAGATCGTGGCTCGGTCTTCATACGTCTGTTCAATTGCGGCGCGGTACTTAACGTAATCGATCACGCTACCACCTCAGTTTCCGGTAATGATTGAGATCCACTCGATAATCTAAGAGTGCCTTATCCAACAGTCTGACATTAGGTTGTGGCGGAGCAGCTGGCTTGACCGTGGAAGGTTTGACGGATGTGTCACCGATCGACACCTCTGGGACTTCGACCGGCACCGGCGGCGGATACAGCAGTTCCCCTTGGTCCTCGGCAAGGACAGCCGAAACCATAGCCGCCCAAGTAGGGAGTAAACCATTGGGTATTTGATGTTGATTTGTATAATGCCGGATCCGCTGACCAACTTCAGCAATATACAGTTCCGCAAGCGTCTTGTGAGCATCGTCCGTTAACCCTAAACGGGCTTTAACAAGCGGCCATACGTCACTATCCGTTATCAGCATAGGCTTATGCCTCCATGGCCTTCTGAATGCGTTGGATGATATCATCCTTCTTCGTTGCGTCTCCCAGGTCGATCTCCATTTCCTCCGCGAAGTCCTTCAACTCAAGAACGGTCATATCTTCGATCTTTTTCGGCCCCTGCAGGCTGTTAGGATCCTGTCCCTTATTGGTGTTGTCCGCTGAAGGATCCACTGGAGAATCTTCCTCAACGACATCAACAAACTTCTGGATTCTCTTATAGTCCTCCTGGCTGATTTCAAACTGCTGCTTCGCCAGATAACGAGCACCGTTATGCCGCACCGGGATTTTCTTAACTTTAACGATCATGTGATACACCTCCATAAATGATAAGAGGGCCATTACGGCCCCTTGATTAGATTACTTGTGCCTGGAATACCTCGTCAGCAGCCGGGAAGCTAGGTAGCGCTGTGGCTACTGCTTTGGTCCACGTAGATACAGGATCCAGGTTTTCCTCGTATACCATCGCCAAGACCTTACCGATCATTTGCGTCTGGATAGATGGGTCACGGGTCAACCGGATTTCCTCTGCCGTCGGCCCGTAGATCGTTTCACCGAGCGGTCCTTCCGGCAGCATGACGAATTTATTCTGCGGGAAGTAACGATGTTGTGTGTAGGACCCGTCTGCGGTTTGCTTACGGTACACGTCATCATTCGTTGCGATAGTCGGCAGCTCCAACTGACTCAGCAGCGCGTTAAGATCCAGCCTTGTAGCCACACGAGAAGCGTTATTACCGAACAGTGCACCGATAACCTTCGGATGACGTAGCAGCGCCATCAGGACCGTGCTAGACGTCAACACGCGCTTAGGCTTTGTACCCAATGTGGAATACCAATCCAGCATTTGCGTGATCGGATCACTATCTGGGTTTGTCCACAAATCGGTTCCTGACAACACCTCTTTATGCTCGTCAGGCACGCCGTAATCGATGGTAGCGCTCAGGTTGTTCTCATTGAGTGTAACCGTACCATTTGCAGCAGCTTCCATCCGCATGGCCTCTGCGCGAGCCCGTACACCTGTTACCAAAGTATCGATATCGTTATATACTTCCCGCATCAGATACTGCTGTTCAGCTGGTGTTCGCGGATTCTCAAGCGCGATAATTTCCTTCTCTGTGAGTGGAAGTTTCCGCTTGATCAGTGCCAGTTCCAACGCTTTGCGGTTTGCTTCCCGGCTGCCGATTTCGGCTTCCGTATCAAAATCATGAATCGAGGCGATGACTGGTACACGTCGAGCGCCTTTGATCATGTCAAATTCCAGTGACTCGCGCTTAACTTCCGGAAACAGCAGTTCTCCGGTAAATGCAGGATACTGCCGGTTTTGCAGGTAGTTCAGAATTTCTCGTTGATTAAAAAGTTCCAAGATGTTTGGCATAAGATTTCATCCTCCTTCGAGATTAAACAACCACTTTAAATTTGATATTCGACTTCTCGGCCAGCGCCGTTTTGGCTTCGGTCGTAAGAGTAACAGGCAATCGTGCTTCCAGGATCCAAGCGTCCACCAAAACTGAACCTGGTGCAGGTCCCTCCGTCACATCCGTATCCGTCAACGTAATGCCGATGGCTGTAGCATCGTTGGCCGGGTACACGGATCCAGCCGGAACGACCTTGCGGCCCTGCGCGTCTGGCGTTACGCCGGTACCCTCAATCTGATAGGTATACGCGATATACTTGGCACTTGCCAAGAAGTTGATTTGCTCTACTTTCCCGTAATCTTTTACATATGGCATGATTTTGTCTCCTTTCAATTTATCCCCGGATTAATCCCAAGGATTGTTTGCATTTGTAGGCGCTTTGCCGCCCTCATTTGCTGCCTTTGCAAAGTCAGCTCCTACACTGGACTTGCCGCCACCACCACCAGCTCCGCCGGGCTCTGAAGGCGTAAAGCCCTTGAATTTGGGCTTGCTGTCGTCTTCGGGGACAAACAAAAAAGCCTTGCTCGTTTGCAGGGCTTTGATCTGATCGTCCAGGCCAGCTTTGATATTACCGCTGTCGTCCAACTGGATAAGGTCCGTATTAAGCAGTCCGGTTACAATATCGGGGTCATGCACTTTGCCAGCAAGGGCCAGTTTGACGGCCGTGCTGAGTTTCAACGCCTTGGCTTCGGACTCATACTTTTCCTGTGCCGTCTTGTTGTCTTCTTGGAGCTTTTGGATCTGCTGCTTCAGTGCATCTGCATCGCCGCTGGATTTCGTTAGGTCCTCCAGCTGCTTATCTCGATCCGTCACTTCCTTTTCAGCCTTTTTACGGGCTTCGACGACATCGTTGTATTGCGACTTCGGTACAAAGTGCTTCGGCAGCTCCTTGTTCACGTCACCGATCAAGGCGTCGATCTTCGTTTCATCCAAACCGGCATTCTTCAACAATTCCTTAAGCCACTCCATTTATCATCAACCTCCATAGATTTTTATAGCTGCTCTCCAGCTAAGGGAGCCGGTCGATATACTCCAACCGCGAGTATGCCTAGTTTTTAGCCATCCGACAGGGCAGAGTCTTAATCTTTAATCAAATATTGCCACAGTTGCACGATAGGCGGTTCATCTGGACACATTACCAACTCAGCTCTTATAATCGCAGGGGTAAGCACGCCTAGTCTCTCTAAAAAAGTCAGTGTACGCTGATGATCGAGATCAGCAGTCAATGCAATAGGTATGTGGTCTATTTCAGCTATTTCTCCTTCTTTCACATCCCAACACCAACGAAAATGAACTGCACCAACAATGTCCAATCCTAACTCTTCTCTAACTATTGGGATGATATCAACATCCGTACATACATCTTTATTCATTGGCTGCTTTTGCACCTCCAGATTCAATTGCCGACTGAATCCTCGCCGTTAAGTTTTCAGCGATCTGAGTCACGTCTGCATGATCGGGAACCGAAACGAAAACATGAACATTCATGATACCGACCGGCTTGTCATCCGACGTTTCTTCGACGGTACGCTCGATGAGCTCACCATTTTCGAATCGTTCTGTTGTAATCACCGTTTTAATCATGTGTCCCCGCCTCCTTCTTTACCTTCAACGTATTGTTTGTACCATTGCCCATACGTCATATTGTCAGGGATCTTGTAGACCTCCCCGTCACTTCCCCGAGCCAGCCTTTCAACTGGGTTAATCTCGTCATCGAAGAAGGGAACCACGGTGGAACGACAATAGGGATGCAGCGGTGGAAAGTTGACCCCGACTGCCTTTTCAGCCAGCGTGAACACTTTGTTATCCATCTCTCGGCAGATCGGACTTGTCTTCCGGTCCAGCGTGGATAGGAACTCGTATTTCTTCACGACGCCGCTCGCCTTATACCCACTGAATGCCGCCTCGTTTTGAATATGACTGGTCTCCGTCCTTACGAGCCGTTCCGCCGCGCGGTATCCTACATTCATCCTGTCAGCTAGGATATGGGCAGACTGTCGGGCTCCTTCACCTCGTATAAGAGCTTGGCTAAACTCTGTGATGAGTCGCTGTACAAGCCGGTTATTGTCTCCCCAGATCCGCTGCGAGAAGTTCGAACCGATCCACGGGTTTTTAATCACGGTTTCCAAGGTATCCAGGTCAATCCTAGCGAATGAGCCGCCGAGGCCGATTCCCTTCTGAACTTCGAATATGGTTCGGTAATAACTATCCGTATACACATCGGATAACAATCCAGAAAGCCCTTTATCCTCTGCCATGCTCAAGTTTTGGATAACGCCCTGCATTTGAATCTGAAGCGCCTGCAGGCGGGACACACGAACCTTGTAAGATGCGTTATTCAGCATTTTGGTCCATTGCCCGTCCGGGTTATCTTTGGCAAGCTCGATAAACCGTTCAACGCCCATATGGAAATCCTGCAGCTCATTGCCATTAAGCATCTTCTGGGCATCAGCATAGGACATCGTGCCATTATTCATAGCGAAACGCGAGTAAAAGACGTCGATTTCCTTTTCAATCTCGGCCATTGCTCGCGCATACTCACCCTTTAAGCGGCGCTGTGCATATTGATCTGCTTTACGATGCTGGGCCTCCGCAATTTGTTCACCGCGCTTTTGCCAATAGGCCGATGGCTTCATTCCTCTTCACCTACCAAGGCAGGCAGCGGGAACCCGAAGGCTGGCGAACGCTCAAACGGTGGATCCGGGGGGACGTTTATCGCTGCGACAAGCTCAGCCAAAGAACTGATATCCTCTGATTGGACCGATTCACCCGATTGATACGATTGGATACAAAAACGTGTCATCCCCTGTATGAGCTCATTCACCAGCTGGATCGTCTTCGGTTCTAGCATCCGGACCACCCCCTAACCCTCCGTAGGCATCGGACATCCGCTGTAGGGCCTCTTCTTTTTGCTTCTCGATTCGATCAATCTCGGCCTGAACATCTTTGACCCAAGGATGCTGCGCGACAAGGGTTTCATCGGACAGTATGCCAACACTCTCCTTGATTGAGGTGATGATTGAGGACTCATCGATTGGCATGTCATGGTTAAAGGTAAATTCAACCTTTTCAGCGCTGTAATCCTTGCCTGATGTGTTGTACAGATGCGTATCAATAAACCACCGCAGCTGCTCAAGCGATGCCTGGAACTCGGTTTCCATCAGGCTCGCATCCAAATCCAGATCGGAATAGAGGAACCTCAGAGCAATGCCCGACGGCGCGCTGCCAATATTCAATCCTTGTGTGTCAACACCGCGACCAAATTCATAGATATCCTTCCGGGTCTGCTCTATGTGGGTCTTATATGCCTCCGTATTAATCTCCAGGCTAATGGTATCTACGCCGGAATGGCCGTCAGGATCGTCAATCTTGAAAATGCGATACCTGGACAGGTTTTTTCGAATCTCGCCTGCCGACGTTCCACCATAGCCCTTAACCACATACGCATTGTCTGGCAAATCCTCCAAATTATTCGAGTTATCAGATTTGTTGCGATCATAATCATCAACCAGCGATTGGATGATTTCCACAAGGGGCTGCTCTGCCTCATTGTACTTCCACGGGATAAAGGGGATCCGTTCCCAGTTCAGCGGCTTTTCTTCTTGCCCGGCCACCATAGTAAAGTGAGAACTGACATCACCTGCCTCAACGTCAGGAATCAGCCTGGTTCCGTCATCGACATACCGGTATACTCCGGTTGTATCCCACCACTCAATTTTCCGGACCTTCTTCCGTTTCAATCCTTCATAGGTGATAACCTCATAATCTCGGATGATTGCATCCAGGAGCGTATGTGCCTTGTCACGCCACAACGGGATAATCTCCAGACTATCCATCAGCCGAAACGACAGTGCCCCTTGTTCGTCGTAATGCACGAACCACCAAGCAATCCCTTGGTTTACCGAGGTTCTGCCCGTAGATTGGAGTCGTCGATACATGCTACTATCAAAAAACGCGGACCAGGCTTTGGCGTAGTCCTCTTTTTCCGTTGATATACTCAGCGGCTTGCCAAGAAGGTATCCGACCTTTTGGTCTACGAGCTTCCGGGCGAAACCATGGGCGATACGGTTATCAGCTAGAATATCGGTCTTCACTCTTCGGCCGTCCTCGCCGATCACGGTACGATCTCGATTCAGGATATCGTTTTTCACTCGATAATAACGCTCGCCGATCTCCATCCACTTCCGTTTCTCATTGTCTTGCCATTCACTGGTTTCGATCTGAATGATCTCTTCCCGTGATGCCCTAGATTCGGCCCCTCGAATGATAATCTGTTTTATCTCTTCTTGCTCATCTGGACCAAACAACGAAAAAACCATGTCGTTTACCTCCTCTCTTACTCAAAACTGAAATTCCCCTTCAGGTCCGAAACCTCGTAATCATCCAGGGCATACCAAATAGCCGAGAACGTATGAGGGTCAATGCTGAATTCATCGACAATGATCTCCCCTTTTTTGTCCACGGCATAAGTTAAGTCTTGCAGCTCGTCAATCGTGTTCACGCATCGATCCGAGCATATGATTTTTTTGAACCGTTTGACCTTCTTCGTATACTGCAGCCGCGATCCTTGGAATTTCTTAGCCGGCCGCATCGCAAAACCCATCTGTCGGAAATACTTGATCGTTTTCGGCTCCGCGCTGTCTGCCCGGATGACTTCCCCGGTCCCTTGGAACTCAGCCAGATCCTCGGCTGTGCGGTCATCGGTCATTTGATTCTTGTAATACTCCCAATGGATATACAGGATCCTCTCTTTATGGTCCACAGCAAGGCGTACCAACGCGTTGTAAGAAGATTCAAAACCGAAGTCCATGCCAGCCCTTCGAATCGGCGAGCGAATGGCCCGAATCGCCTCCATCACCTCGTCATGTGGCCGTACCTCGAACTGAGGCAGCACACGCACCCCGTTCACGCCAAAGCGGCCCCTACGGGCAATACGGTGCAGATCCGGATCGTACTTCGCCATATCCTCCAGCTGCTCAATATAGCTATCAGGCAAGAAGAGATTATCATCGGCCACGGAATGGTGATAATACGTACCGTTGACCACTTTGATCCGTTCACGATACAGTTCCTCGTCGTCCAGGACCGTCGCCTTGGCCTTGGAGTCCTTGAAGAAGTGTTTATAGCACCAATTGGCCGTACTGACCGGGTTGGTGCTCAGGATCATGTGCAGCTGCAGTGTCGGGTGCCGAAGACGGCCAAGCAATTCCTTGAAGCCTTCGTATTTGACCTCACTGCATTCCTCAATCCAGACGATGGACACGTTATGGATGGACTTCAGCTTTTCCGGCTTATCCATCCCTTTGAAAATGATCTTGCTGCCATTCGGGAATCGGATCTGCATCGGCGATACAACTGTTCGGACCTTTCCTTCCAGGCCGAGATCGACAATGATCTCCGACAGCAGGGCGTACGTGGAATCCCGTAGTGTATCGTATACCTCCCGGACAACCAATGCCGTGCGTTTCTCATTCAGGAGCTTCAAGATGAGCTTCAGCCCGGCGTGATAGCTCTTAGATGAGCCATACCCACCGACCAAGAAATAAAATTTATGGGTCCAGTCAAATAAAAAATCCTCGAAATGAGGATTGACTTCCTTTTCCACCATCGCCGTCATGTTCGCTCACCCTTTCGGGTAATGACGATCTGGATCGGCTTGTCGTCATCTTTGGCGGCTTTTTGGTCAAGCAAAGCAACTTCGCCTTTCAGCCTGGCGATCCGCAGCTCCTGTTCTTCAGTCGCCAGATCCGTCTTCAGGAGCTCGTCGTATTGCTTGATTAAGCTTTGAAGTGTCCCCATGGCTCGGCTCTGAGCCTGGAGGAATGTGGCCTGCTTATCCCAAGCCTGCTGGACCTCCCAACGTTGACCGCTGACGTTGCCAGACTTCTCCTCGATCTTAGTCGTCGTCACGTCTTCCCGATCCTTAACGTACATAATCTGCTGGGCCCGAATGATCGCCGTGTACTGGATCATGATGTTATCCCAAACGATGTCCAGCGGCTGCTTGGTCTGCAACTGCTCCATGATCTCCAGGGACTCCGCCGGAAAATACCTTTGAAAGAATCCATGAGTAACGGCCTTGTCGTTTCCTGGAGGGCCGCCTGGACCGCCACGATTCCCAACAGCATTCTTATTTCCCCTTGGCGCCCCGCCTTTGTTTGTGTGCACCCTTTTCGGTTTGTGTGCACCCTTTTCGCGGGACCAGCCATGCCGTTGTTTCCAACTCTTCACGGTGTTGATCGAGACGCTATGTTTATCAGCAATCTCTTGATATTTCATTCCTGACAGATAATCCTGCTCGGCCAGTTTATGCAATTCCGCCATTTACACGATCACCACCCCCGGCGTTGTGTTGGTTTTGAAGAAAAGAAAAAAGCCGCTAAGAAAGCGACTTAAATAGAAAATACTTATTGACGTACGTAAATATAAAATGGTATAATATAGTTAGAAAGGAGGTGAACAAGATGCCAAAAACGAGAAAAGAAGAACGACGCGATGAACGGACGGCTAAGATCATGCTCATGACTGCAATCATAAGCTTGATTGTCTCGATCATCACCCTCATCACCACGCTGGTACGTTAATCAGACAACCCGGAAGGGGGGCCCTGCAAAGGGCTTCCTGAAAGGGTGGGTGAAATATTAGGTGTCGTTCTTCTTAACTCGATTATACCACAAAGGAGCTGATCGTATGAACGTCTCCAAGATGAATAAAGCAACGATGATTATCAGCGTATTATCTATTTTGATAAGCCTGACAACCATAGCTATCCTTATTGCAAAGTGGTGAGATTATGCTTGAATTTGAATCTAAAGAACATCTGTCTGCCTGGATATCTCATGAGCTCATAAGCACAGCTGAAGCTATTGAGATTCTGGACTGCACTCGTCAGAACCTTCATTCCTTCGTTAAGCGGGAAAGACTCGTGCCGGTCAAAGAGACGAACCGGGAACGCTTATTCTGGAGGTCTGAGGTTATGAACCTCAAAGAGGAAGTAGCCAAGTACAACCGTAAATGACCCGTCTATATGGCGGGTCTTTTTTATTTATCGTGTCTAGCAACTGCCGCATTCGCCCACATAACAGCCTGCTCCAGGTTCGTCAAGGCAAGCGACTTCTCGCGGCTGCCAGGAGCCAGATCATCGATCAGATAGGCAAGCTCTTTGGCCTTCTTTCGGATCGCCTGATAGATCTCCGGTTGTCCTGGCGTCGGCTCATGATAACTGAAATTGTTCTCGATTTGTGGATTCATTCGACAACCTCCTCATAGGTTTTCTCAAAGATATCCGGCTTACATGGGTAAAACTCGCCGTTCACGCCCTTGATGATGTAGTCTCCAAGTGTGACCTCCATCTTACCCTCAAGAGTAACGATGTAAAATGCAGGTGGTTCAAATACCACCGGATTACTTCCCAACGCAGTGATAACGTCATTCGGCATTATACCCTTTTCGAATTTAACTGCTTCGATAATGACCGGCTTTTTACGATACTGGGCCACAGTGAATCATTCCTCTCAGGATAATAATAAAAGGGCCGCCTCGATCCGAGACGGCAATGGGTAGGAGGTAACGAATAAAAGGTTAACGAATAATCCGAACGGCAGGATTTGAACCCACACTACTTATTCCCAAGGCAAGCGTGCTACCCAGCTACACTACATCCGGACATTGGCACCGGCACCAGGATTCGAACCTGGATCTCTGCTCTCTGTTTTGACAGGGGCCCCGCAGTGCTCTTACCGACGAGCTATACCAGTGAAATTAAAAAGAGACGGCCACCTAACGGCTCATTGGGTCCATTGCTGACCGCCTCCTTACATGAAGGGCACAATATCATATTAACACGGAAAATTAGGCCTTTGTTCTCGTTATGTTCTCGTTTCCGTCTCGTTTTTGTCTCTATTATTTCGCCAATCTTTCGTATTCGGCTATAGCCTTCTTTCTCCAACGGTAAAACACAGGTCTAGACAAGTTCAATTGTTCTGTAACATTCTCCCAGGGGTTACTGTCGATGATGTGCAGCCAAATAATTTTTGCATAATCCGGCTTATATTGCTCAAGGGCATCCAACACCGCCTCTATCCTTTCGACCTCAGCCTGCAGATTCTGCAGTTCCGTCAACCTTTCTATGATCTCCTCGATTCCCTCCCGGATCTCATAACCTCTCGCAGCAATCACCCTTTGAATCTTTCCTCGCAGTTCCTGCAGCAGTTCCGTGTCTTCCGGATCTAACACTTGAACGGGTATAGCTTGCATCTGGGACTTAACTCCGGCAGGGTACTGTGTCATATAAGCATGTGCTACATTTTCCAGTTTTTGCTCATATCCTGACAGATACATGTACGACGGTAGACCTCTCAATTTGCGGTGCAGCTCCTGCAGCTGGTCGTCCTCATTCAGTCGGGATACCGTGATTCCGGCACCCACGCTATACGTAGACAGCGCCTGAATACGGGCTTTCTTCTGCCGGTATTGGGAAAGCTGTTCAATCACTTGCTGTTCTGTTGTCATTCCACTACCTCCAAATTAGCAACGTTCACCTGCAATAGCTCTTCATCAAAGTCCACAATGGCCTGTTCTTTGTAAACATCTATCACAATGCCAGTTCCAAATATTACGTGTCTTACTCCGTCTCCCGGCTTAATGGTGGGTATCGTTAAAGCTTCATCTGCTATCTTTAAGACGTTGTTCAATCGCAAAGCAACATTGTCAGGGTTACCAGAGAAGTTTCCGAGAGACGCTTGCTCTTGTATCTTCCTAAGCGCTTCTATTAGCTTTACTCGGTTATTCATATCCACCCTCCTTCGCAAATCTTCTTGTTTTATGCCTCACGCATCATCGCTCCAGAAGTAGTTATAAACTTGCCGTAGCCTCTATCCTCCACGTCTTCGCTCTGGCAGATCGGGCAAACAGTAACGGAATGATCTACATCCTCATCATCTTCAACCGTGAACATCACCGCGCATTCTGCACACTCGTAGCTGTGCATCATCAACAGCGGCATTTCCGGCTTGTCGGGGTAATTGACCCGTTGCGGCCAATCAAGCGGATTCCGCAAGCGCTCATGATAGATCATCGTTCGTATGGATCCTGTTGTGCTGCCGAGCTCAAGGGCAATTTCTTTTACTGGCTTACCAGCAAGGAACAACTTGTGAAGTTGCTTTTTGTCTACTTTTTCAGGTTTCATCTGTCTCACCTACCATCTCGTTTATTCGGCGGTGGATCCGGCAAGATCACATAGACCTCGCCGATCAGCTCACCGTTATCGCCGTATATCAAATCCCAAGGGATATCTTGAAAATAAGGATCAACATCATACAAGGCATTCCGCCTCCAACCTTCTTTGGTATCTTTGGCGGTACATATCAACCAAACCTTCCCGCCTTAATCGATCATATTTCACACGGATCGTGTGCTCAGTTCGGCCCAGGGCAAAGGCAAGCGTCCGGACATCATCAACCCCATAAAACTTGCAGAGGTATTCCAGTTCTTCACCGCTAAATGTTTTTCCATGGTTGAAGTGGAACTCAGGGTGATAGAGCATCCGGTTAAATCGATCATAGACAATCCCATCAGTTTCTGGTTCTGCCTGCATCACTGACATTCCTCCCTGAATTCTTTTCGTAAACCTCTTCCAGCCACTCAACCAACATGATCATTTGCTTAACCGCCAACCGGTTTTCCTCGTACTTCCTGCAGACTTCCCCAGCGGAATCAGCAACCCATTCCCAAAACTCCGGGCTGTGCATGCCGTATCGGGTCGCGGCGTCGTTCACCTGCTGGGTCCACTGGAACATATCCCAGAAAAACGCCTTGTAATCCATCGCCTACAGCTCCTCGATCCTGACGTAAATGCCTGGCCGGTCGGCCCAGAACTTTTCGATGATCTCGCTGGCCACAATGGCGTCATCCGTCCAGTAGCCCAGTTCCGTCATGATATCAAACGGTAGCTTATTCAGGTTGTGTGTGTCCGGCTTCGTGGTTTTCCATTCACCGTCGTAATGCTTGCTACCGTCTTTGATCGGGAACAGCCATTTCACAATGACTCGCAGCGCCCCCTTGTACTTATTCGCCGGCACATGCTGCCCCAGGTGGGCCATCAGTTTTGCACGAGCTGCCTTCAGATCGTCCGGCTCATAGAATACGGGTTTACCGTTGACGGTCGTCACCTTCTTTTCTTGGTGCGTTGCCGTCGGTGGTTTCATCGGCATGAAGAATTCAGTTGTCATATCATCACATCCATTTTTTAACTTTTTAGCGGCGGCGGATTTCCCAATAAATTTAGGGGAAGGGGGAGGGGGATTTTTATACCCCCTCCCTTATTCCTTATATATTTATATATACAGGTCGCCACCGTCGGCGGCGGCAATCATAGACGTATCAAAATCCCCGCAACTTTTTGCAGAATTGCGGCAATCATACTTCGCAAGTTGCGGCAATCATAAATCCTTGGTGTCCCCGCAATAAATTGCGGATTGCAACGACCATAAAACAAATGATTGCCGCCGCAATTTACTCGTCTTCTTTGTCTTCCTTTTTGACGATTCGGAACCCGATTGAGCGATCAATTTCGTACCCATATTTCTTGACCCAATCTCTCACGGTACGCTCAGCAACCTCTTTTCCGGTTTGCCCATACCATGCGATAACATCCAATACAGTCGGCGGTTCCCCAAAATTACAATTGTTTACGACATCCTCAAACTCTTCAGCTTTGGACCGTCGCTCCTCTTTTGCCTTACCCTTTCGTTTATCCGCAGCCTTCTTCCAAGGTGGCTGTGCGGAATCGCCTTCTGGATCAATGTCCTTCAAGCTGCCGACATCGTCTACCTTATGGATCGGGTACTGGAACCACATGTTGACCGGCTCGAACTTGGCATATTCCCGCAGCGTGCCCTCCACTCGCCATGCAGAGCGTCCCTTTACAGCCTTGATGACCTGCTCAATTGTCGGCATGATGTTCGTCATGACTTGCGGCATAGCCCTCTTGGCGTGGTCCTCCATAGCCTTCGCACTGAGCTCATCATCCTGTGAAACATGATCCTGAAGGTAAGCTGGGTTATGCTGCTGAAACAGTTGTTTGTACATGGCACAAATGGCCTTGTTCTCTTCCTGGCTCTGGAGCGCTTCGGTTACATCCAGTTCCACTAAATCAATAAGTGCATCCGGATCCCGAGCGAACACGCCGCTGCCACTTGCCCGGTCCATGGACTTCTTGCCACCTTGGGACCCTTTCGAGTGATGATGGCAGTAAATGACGCTGCAGCCTAATTCCGTTGCGATCTTGTCAAATTGGTTAGTGAAATGCGCCATCTGATCAGCGCTATTCTCATCGCCTGTCAGAACCTTATAGATGGGATCAATGATCACGGCGATATAATTCTTCTTGGCTGCACGCCGGATCAGCTTCGGAGCAAGTTTATCCATCGGTACCGACTTACCGCGTAGGTTCCAGATATCGATATTGCCGATATTTTTAGGTGACATTCCCTTCGCCTGGTATACGTCTTTAAATCGATGTAAGCAAGAAGGCCGATCAAGCTCCAGATTCACATACAGGACCTTCCCCTGTGTGCATTGCCATCCTAACCACTCGTCTCCTTCGGCTATGGCGGTTGTAAGTCCGATCAACGCAAAGCTCTTGCCGGCTTTCGACGGTCCGGCGATCAGCATCTTATGCCCCTGCCGCAATACTCCATGAATCAACGGTGGAGCCAATACCGGCATGTTATCCCAGAAATCCGTCAGGCTCTCCGGATCCGGCAGATCATCATTGACGCCCTCGATCCATTCATGCCATTCGGCCCAGCTCGCTTTACCAATATTCGTATCTACAATGAATTGCTTTTTGCCATTACGTTCGACGCCCGGCATGCGGGACAGTCTGGAAGGATTTCGATTTTGATTATCGATGTTCAGCCCGTTCTTCTTGCAGACGTTGTACAGGTAATCCACACGCTTCCGGTATTCGTCATAGCTGGCTGCATCCACTCTGACAATGGCGTGCAAGCTTTTTCCTCCGCTGTAGACCATGACGGCGATCGGCAGCTCCAGCTCACGCATGATGGCGTTTTGCTTATCTACGGCCATCGTATCGGACTCGACGAGTGCGTAACGAAACTCGGAGACGTTCTCGTTTTTGACGCCCTTGCCATCCAGCGGGTTGAATCTTATCCAAGCTCCGGCAGCCGGGTCGTAATCACCGAAGACAGCCCCGATATCGCCATTGCACATATTTAGTCCTTGAATCAGCTCGCCAGCTGTCCGGTCCCAGGCACCCTTTGTTGGTAAATACTTGCCTTCATCGTTCTGCCAAGTATCAGTGACGTATCCAACATTTTCGGATGCTTCAAAAAGCGTTTCTAGATACGTTGTTAGCTGCTGGGTAGGATTCCAGACCGCGGGTTCGTGAACCTCTTTACCTTCAATCCAATTCTTATCAACGACGACGTAATCCCCGCCGGAGATCTCGTCATCCCATCCAAGCTCTCGATCTTCCCGATCAGCCGACCGCGGCACCCAACCGTTATCCTTCGCCAGCTGCGTGATCGTTGCACCCGTGACCGGGTTTCCCGATCCTTCGAATGAGGTCCATTTCTTGAAGCATTCGCCGGGATGGTACCTGCCTCCGTCCCGTCTGCTCCAATCATCCCAATCACTGGCCGTATATCCTTCGTATTTAAGCGCCATGCCCACGTTGACCCATTCCTGATAACTCAGGAAAGATGGATCGACGAAATCGAGCAATGCTATGAGGTCGAGTTTATGTTCCATTCTTTATCTCTCCAGTAGCTCAGAGTTGTCGTGGATGGTACCGATTTTAATTGCCCCTTCTACCCATCCATAATCACGGTCGTATTCGGCTAGTTCGGACAAGTATAAAAATCCATCAGGGAATGAGTCAGCAACGAACATGAATCCTCCAGCACAAAATTGTATTTTACAAATGTGCTTATGCCCCTCATATTTCACCTCTGTAATATCACCATCAAATAGCTTTTCTTGTTGCTCAGAATCATCATGAAGCCCCGTGAATTGACCTACCGTTTCCGGATCGACATCATACCGCGGGAAATCAGCAAGGCTATGGACAATACAGTGACGAGTTACACCCTTGACGTAGTACCCATATGCCCACTCGCCGTTATCCAGTTGCTTGCCACGGAATTCATATTCTGTCATGTCAACACCCTCCAAACTTCTTCGGTTTAATCTTCGCGCCTTTACTCAACTGTCCGTGGATCCAGTCAATGCAGTGTTCGGCTGCTTCATTGCGTGTAATTGAATCAACTCCGCTATCTGCCATCATTTCCATGATTTCTCCAAGCTTCTGGGCTTGTTCTTGTCCGATCGTGACTGTTTGCATGCGTACTTCCTCCTTATAGTAAGGTGGGGAGGATTACCCTCCCCTGGTGTTAAACTGCATCTGGATCAGGGTTGTCTGTATACAAAGCTTCCAACGTCTGGTGCACGTCTGATACCGGCACGCCATGAATCTGCGCAATCTCAATCGCATCCCTGTCATCGTTATGCCAATTCAACGACAACTCACATAGAGCATGATAGATGATTCTGTATTCCAATGATCCGACTGGATACATGTTATCCCTCCTAAAAAAGTGCCATCTGTACCACGTCACGTGGCCTGTATGGTATCCACTGCTCGCCGTATTCCTTCATCCATTCCTCGACTGATTTGCGCCGGTTCCATTCGCTTCGGGGAATCCAGCTCGTATTGTCTCCCTGAACGGCTGCCTGATATGGTACGAACCATTCCGGTTTCATCATCCCTAGTAGATGCACCTTTGCTTTGATCCCTGGCCTAAGCAAATCGTCCAGGTAGCGCATACGCTCTCCGTCTGGCATCGGAACCGTGCCGCCGATGAAGACTAATTTTTCATTCTGCAGAAGGCTTCTGTCCCCGCCCGGCTGCAGGATCGGAATCGGTTTGTACCCTCGCCGCCGCATATCCTTGAGATACCATTCTGTCGCTTCTGGACTACCTATCTCGTCATATTGCATGTATTTATGCTTGGATTTGGCGTGCCGATCGATATAAGCGCGATACCCCTGATATGAAATGCAATCATCTGTAAACGTTCCAGGGTCCCATATAACATCTCGGTTCTGCATGTATGATTCCAGCCAGCTCGGATATCTCCGCAGCAGGGTCGCACTCAAAAGCCAGTAGGGGACACCGCTTGCCTGTTCTGCTAGATGCCTTCGATTTACTCCAGCAACATAGATGATCCTTTTCACATCCCCACCTCTTTATCAGTCAATAGATCCTCTATCACGACAAAGCAGACAGACGGGTTTACCTTTGAGGCGGAACGCTGTGTAAATTCTTTTGCAACTCACGCACAACTTTCTTTCGGTCATACCGACTTATCCCTTCCCTTTGAAGTTGTCCTAAACTTGATAGGTTTCGTATGTGATGCCGGTATCGGCTTTCCGTTGATATGCGCCAGTTCCTCTGGAGAGAGCTTATATTCCTTGACTTTGCTTGGGGGTGACCCCTTCAGCTCATTCTCTCGCCTTGGTATCGATGTCTCCATGCCGAACCTCCTTTATAGCCGTGCCTAATGCCCAATGTGCAAATTGTTTTCTTGATAACACCGATTCCATTCCCGGCCGCCTGCCTTTAATAATGATAAAATGCACGTTATCGAAAAAATCCTTTCCATCACATCCAGACCGGGTAGCGGTTACCTTTCTCAGGGAACCACCCTTGCCGACATACGTCTTTCCGGCTTTGATCTCTGAGGGAAACACTTCTGCACACCTCCTAAATATGTGTAATACCATTCCTAAACAGGATCATATGTTCGGTTTCTAGACCGAAAGAGGCCGTTATTTCACTGACTGGTACCCTTCCCAATACTATTCCACGCGGTACTCTTTAGGATTAATGTCAGATGGTGTTCTCCAGCCATTCGCAGCAATGCGATCTATCAATTTACGCGCTGCTTCAAAGGGCCAAGTCCCAACATGCTGGAATCCGCGATTCTCTAGTTGACGGATCTGCTTGGGTGTAGTGAGCCCTTCGGCCCGTCGCTTATCCAGGCGCTCTAGCAGCTTTGTAGCCTTGCCAGCGTTGTCGATCTGATCTGGCAGGATTCCCAGTTTCTCCAGCGTTTTGACTTGGGAATCACTCGGCGGGGCCATCTCCCAACCGAAGGACGGTACATAGCCGGATAGGTCCTCAGCTTGGATTGACATTTCAAATTGCAACGGATCAACCAGCTTAGCCTTGCGCTTTTTCATTTCGGCCAGTTGTTTCGCCAAAGCCTCCTCTCGCTGGGCGATGACGTCCTCTGCAGCTGTCTTCTCCACAGCCTCCAAATCCAGCGCCACCCCGGCCTCCTCTATCTGCTTGGTCATGGCCTTGGCTACTTCCTCATTCTCTGCAATCAAATGAGCAGGATGGCAAAGCTCATGCCGGTCCGTATGCCACAAGAAGTCCAGTAGCAATAATTCTTCTTTTCCAGGATGAAGCCGGGTACCGCGCCCAACCATCTGTGAATATAGAGAACGTACTTTTGTCGGCCGCAGAACAACGACACAATCGACGCTCGGACAGTCCCAACCCTCCGTAAGTAACATGGAGTTGCACAAGACGTTATACTTGCCTTTATCAAAATCCTCTAACACTTCGGCCCGATCCTGTGAATCCCCGTTGACTTCCGCGGCCCGAAAGCCTATTGAATTTAGAAAGCTGGTGAATTTCTGACTGGTCTTTACCAATGGGAGAAAGACAACGATTTTCCGATCTTTGGCGACCTTCCACATCTCTGCAGCGATTGATTCCAGGTATGGATCTAAGGCCGTACCCAAGTCGCTACTTTTGAAGTCTCCGGCCTGCTGTCCGACTGCTGATAGGTCGAGCTTTAAGGGAATCGTCATCGCCTTGATCGGGCTTAGATAACCCTCCTTGATGGCTTTAGGCAACGTATATTCATAGGCCAGGCTTTCAAAGTAAGAGCCCAGGTTACGCATATCGCCCCGGTCCGGTGTGGCTGTCACGCCGAGAACGTTCGCCCCATCGAAATACTGGAGCACGCGCTGGTAGCTGTCTGATATGCAATGGTGGGCCTCATCGATGATAATCGTATCAAAATGATTTGCAGCGAATTGCCGCAGCCGTTTATCCCTCATAATCGTCTGGATGCTGCCGACAACGACCCGGTACCAGCTGCCGATTGATGTCTGCTCTGCCTTCTCAGTAGCGCATTTCAACCCGGTTGACTTCTCCAGTTTGTCGGCTGCCTGATCCAGTAGCTCGCCCCGGTGGGCTAGGACGAGCACGCGCTCGCCCAGGGTCACCCGGTCCTCAATTACCTTGCTAAATACGATCGTCTTTCCGCAGCCTGTAGGAAGCACCAGAAGCGTCCTCTTGATGCCTTTGACCCATTCTTCTTGAATGGATTCCCTTGCAGCCTGTTGATAATCACGTAACTCCATGGGTTACCTCCTAAAACTGGCCTGGCGTGAATCCGCCAGATTGTTGTTGGGAAGCCCCAGGGAATGGCGCTTGTTGCTGGGACTGCTGATTGAATTGCTGTTGCTGTTGTTGCTGTTGGTTATATTGCGGTTGCTGATTGTATTGTGGCTGCTCGGGCTGATGCCCACCGTTTAGGTCTTCGTAGGAGTAGAATGTCTTCACCTGATTATTGGTTTTCTCCTCACCATCCCGCCCCGTAAACTTATTGATTTCCAGTTTCAACCGTCCGCGGGCTCCCACGACCGCATTCCAGTTCATGCGCAGCGGTTCACCTTTCTTCTTCTGGCCGATCCCTGCGAAGAAATTGGACAACAGTCCTTCGGTTTTCGTATGCAGGAACAGGTTATGAAAAACGGTCGCATCTCCATGGTTTGGTGAATGAACAGTCAATTCCAGTTTTGCCTGATTGCAAGCCGGCATTTTTTCGCTTCCAGGAAATCGTCCACGCTCAAACTTTGCAACCGTGAAATCGTAGTCCCCTGCAGGGAGGAGCGTGAACTCCCCACCGTCCTTTTGAATCTGATCGTCCCAGCCTAATTCTCTTTCCACGTTTTGACTCATGTATAATTCCTCCTAATGTCTTATGAAAATGGAATTTGATTTCTTATTTCTTGGACCATGCCGTAAACTTGCTGCCACGCAGCCACCAGCACACCTTCAATGAATCCAGGGTCGTAATTGGTGATCGGTGTATCCTGCGGGTAGTAGCCCTTTTGACTCACAACAGCCTGAATTTCATACTCTTGTACCCCGTGTTGAACCATCAGATCATAAAGAGATCGCGGTATATTGGGATTCAGTTCCGTCTGTTGCGGTGGGCTTGCCGGTTGATCTGGCTGTTGAGGTTGCGCCGTCGGTGTCTGTTCAGGTACCGATGTTGCTGCTGGCAGTTGTTGTGTCGGCTGCTGTGCCGCGGCCGGTGCCGGCTGAGATTGCTTTGCTGGCGGTTGTTGCGAAGCCGCTGCCGAAGTCGGCTGGCTAAAGATATGGGCAATTCGGTTATAATCGAGCGGCAATTCATCCGGCAGGCCATGACGATTTTTTGCGTCCCATGCAGGATGGTGCGTGGTATATATCGTTCTTGTACCGCCTTGTGCTTTGTGTTTTTTTCCCTTGTCGTCGGTTGCAATACTGAAGGTCTTATAATTGATGAACAAAACGATGTCAGCCCATTCCTTGACGAGAGGTGCTGTCCTTGATCCAGTCTTTTGCCCGAGCTTCAATTGATAGCGATCATAGGCGCCCATCTCATCTGGTTGTTCGAATTTGATGATCTGCGCATGCGCCGTCAGAATAACGTGGATGCCTGCCTCTACTACATCTTCTAGCAGATTCAAAAACCGCCCGATCTCCTCTGCAACATAGATGTATCCTTTGCCGTACCCAAAGTCCTCAACGCCGTTTTTATTGTGAGTGGCACATACGCTATCAACGCAGAGCATTTCTGCCCAATCAACCGTGTCAATAACGAGTGAACCGAAACGAGTCGGCCCCTGCTGCTTCACCCATTGCACTTGCTGCTTAAGCATTTCCCAGCTAGATGGCTTCTGCAGTCGCTGAACGTTCAGCTGCTTGGTCGATCCCTCCGTGTCGATAAAAACAGGATTAGGAAACTGGGCAGCAAGTGATGATTTTCCGATTCCCTCCGGCCCATAAAGAACGCCTTTTTGGGCTGTCTGAACAGTGCCACTGATTACTTCAAACATTAGAATTCACCTGCCTTCCATGTTTTCGGCTCTGCTGGAGGTGTCGGCTGCGGCATTGACACCTGTTCCTCCCCTGCAACGTAACCGTCTTCGATGATGATGGAGCATTCTTCGCCTGTGCTGACTCGAGTCGCAATGGCTTGCAGTCCTTCTTGTTCCAGCCACTGGCCGAACTCGTTCAACGCTTCCAAATCCATCTGCTCCAATTTGTCTAGTAGGATAAATCCACAATCAGGTTTCAGTTTCCGTACAATCGCCGTGGCTACCATCAGTTGATCAGCGCCGCTCATGTTATCCCATTTCTGGCCGTTGTAGATCAGTTCGCCATCCTCCACGGATAGACCAGGCAAAGGCAGATTAGCATTGGTAAGTAGATCCGTTCTTTGCTTGCGGATCTCATTGATTTCCGAAGTCAGTTGCTCGTACTGCTGGCGATATTCGCCGGCATCCGTTTCGGCCTTATCCTTGTCCAGATTCGCCCTTACCTTCCGGTTGATCTCGTCAATCTGCTGAATATTGCTTTCAAGTTCCGCTGTCGATTCGTCATTCAGATCATTGGCGTCTTTTTGTGCGGTCTGCAGGTCGGACGAAAGTTGTGCTAACTTCTTTTTGGCTTGATGCAATTCCATTTCCATTCGTGCAACTTCACGCCGTTGGGTATCGTATAGCGCCTCAATCTGAGCTACACGCTGCCGCTTACGCTGGTTCTCCCCGTTCTTTGCCAGAATCTCCTGCTGTTGCCGAATTAACTCGCTGGCCGACACCAGTTCCTTCGGCGCGTCCGGGTAAAATTGTTGTTCCTTAGCATACTTGACCTTTTGATCGGCAATCTGACCGATGGTATGGCGACGGTTGTAAACTTCCTGTTCCTTCGCCTCGAGCTCGTGCAACTTGCTGCCCACGCCAATGATCTGAAGCAGGATATTCGCTTTCTCCTTATTGGACGCATTCATGAACTTCGGCAGATCAATCGCCAATTCTTCGACGAAGCTATCGAGGAGCTGCTGGCCGCCTTTCTGGCCGTTTGGGTCGATGACCTTTAAATCGCTGTTCTTTCCCTTGCGCTCGACGATCAAGCCGTTGGAAAGGACGATATGCAAGTACGGTGGAACAACTGAACCTTCTCGGGATGCTTGGGACGGTCGATACTTATTCCCGCCCAATCCCCACGCGAGGGCATCCAGAACACTCGTTTTTCCTTGGCGGTTCTTCCCGCCGACGATCGTCAGGCCAGTTGAACTCGGCTCAATTTTTACGGCTTTGACCCGTTTGACATTTTCAATTTCCAATTTACTGATAGTAACCATGTGCACCCTTCTTTCGTCACATTTATTTTAAGGAAGAGCGGTGTGCAGACCGCTCTTGTTTTGATGGATAAATATTTACGCGATTACGACAACATGATTAGCTTCAATCAGATCCGACAGTTCTTCTGCCAGGTAGGTTGAAACAACTTCGATGGCTGAATTCCTCCATGCTCCACCATCAGCCTCAAACAAGGCAGCTGACGGACCGTTCTTCATACGGAAAACGAAAGAACTTTCGGGCTGTTCTACTTCGACAAATGTACGATATGGGGCCAGAACAACTGGGTTAGGGACCTTCACGTCCTCCACGGTTGCGACACCGGTCTTAGCTACCACAGATTGTGAAACGCCGTCATCTCCCACTTGACGTACGTTCTCCTCTTTGATGTTGCCAACGACTTTCAGCAGCTTCGAACGATCACCAGTATCCACGAATCCAGACAGCAGCTTGATGATGAAATCCTCAGCATCATAGAAATAATCAAACCGGTAATTTGGCAGCAATGCTTCCGCCCTAATAATTTCGCGGCGTGCATAATCGTTGTTATACGCTGAAATGACTGTTACTTCCGTAGGGCTGACGACGTGGACCAGAAGTGGAGCTTCTTGGTCAAATTCGGATTTCAGGTAATCCACCAATCCGGACAGGTTACGTACAACGAGCGCCGCTGGAGTCGGTTCAAGCACTTTGTAAAGCTGTCGAGTTGCATACTGCTGCCCATTGACTTCAATGACATCCATTTGTCCATGCTCCGACAGATATTCCAATGCATCACGATTTAACATAGATAATTCCTCCTAAAATTTTGTTTTATGGATTAATAGATTCGTTTAATTTTATTGCCAGTGTCATCGCGGACGTCACCATCATCGTCCAGAAAGGTCTGCCCCTGCATGCTGGACTTAAGCTCAGCACCGACAACCTTGCCGTCATTGTCCCGGTCCATGATGAGCGTGGTCATGAGTTCCTTGGACGGTGCCAACGTGGTTGTCGCCTGGACTGTGACCTCGGCAACCTCCCGTTTGTCATCTGGCTTGATCGTCAGCGAAAGGCTAATTTTCCGTGCGGCTTTTGCATTGGTATTCGGATCCCCGATATTGGCAAATACTTTTGCCAGTTCCTGATCAAAACGTTCAACTACGCCGCCATTTGCCAAGGATTCCAATGTGATTTTTGCACTCTTACTCATTTTCAAACTCCTCCTTAAAAATAATTAAATATTGCTTAAGCTTTTGATCAATTTCTCTTCATTGCTAACCATTAAATCGATACAAGGCTTGCAGACCAACTTCCCTGGATAAAACGAAACTAGCTGATCTCTCACATAACCGCACAAACAGCAGCCAGGGGCATATTTTGCAAGGATGATCCTTTCACCCTCTACGAAAACCTCCATCGGGTCCCCATCAGCAATGCCCAAAGTACGGCGTAATTCTTTAGGGATAACCACACGCCCCCAGCGCATCCAAATTACGAACAATACCAGTTGCTTTCATATTCATTAACCCTCCCTATACTCTGATTCAATTTTTGACCAATTTCGAGCTACCGCGTTCAGGGTTTCACGGGATTCTTCCTCTCGATCCCGTGCTTCCGAAAGTAAATCCAGATCACATAGATCAGATACAGCGTCCCGGATTAATCCGTCGATCACGTCAGGTCGCAGCGCATCCAGTTCCCAGCACTCATGCCCAAACTCAGCGATATAGCCTGAAGCCCGACTATCAGAAAGTTTCGTAGGGTTTGGCGGCGGGTCGAACTCCTCAATTTGATCGTAATTAAGCGCTATACGTTGAAAGTTGATAGATACCCCGAACAGCTCAAGACGATCTTCGATATCCCGACTCATGTCTTTACCGCTCGGGTCATGATCGCCAAGATGAATAATATGAATGTCTTTTTGACCAGCAAAGTTATCTAAACGTTGTGCGGCTGACCACATTTCAGACTGGCTTACATAACCACGGCAAGAGAAATATGGAATGTCCATTTCTTCACAGACTTGCCCAACGATACCCACCAGTGCGTCCTTCTCGACCCACACCTCTACGTAATTGTCTTGATCCTCCCATTTGTCATAGGCAAAAGAGCGAGCAGCAGAATATATGATCGAACCAGGGGAAGACCAATGGCTATTCTTTTTAAGGTTTCTAGTCCGATCCTCGATTGCTTCCCAATCTATGAGCCCTGACATTCGACCATCTGATATCAAACTTCCGAGGTTTTTATAGGACCTTTCATTATTCGGAATGACATCACGGGCAACAAGCTGGTAATATACTTGCCGGAGAGTCAAAGAGTAGCCCATTTCCTGATATTCATGAATAATGGCATTAACTTGCTCGATTAATTGAAGACTGCTTGAGCGAAAATTGATTTCCCGATAACAGATTTTCATTGATTTTCCCCTTCTGCCAGTGTTAAACTGGCCTTAATAATGGGTATTACCTGTGCAGCTTCCCGGGCTCCTACACCGTGAGAAGCTGTTTTTCATTTTCAAGGGAAGCAATCTCCCCGTCTAACCAATCAAGCGCAGCTGGCAGTACCTCTGGATCCACTTCAATACGACCGTATACCAGTTTCCATCGCAATAGTTTAAGTTCCAGTCTTCGAAGAGTCTTACTCACTTTTCTGGTTTACCCCCTTACTCGTTTGGCTTAGAAGTTTATCGCGGGTATCTTCGATACTCATCAAGGCTTCTCGTAATGTGCGAATGTCTTCATGCTCTAAGTTGTTTAACGAAACCCTGGCACGCAGAAGGTATTTCAACCCTAAATTCAATTGAGCAACTGCATCTTCTGTGGTTATTGCCCTTTCCGTTTCGTTCACTTTCCGGTTCACCTCCTTGATTTAGTAATACAGCAGTTTTTCAAGTCGGATGGTATCCCTGCGAAGCTCAGCCATTTTCCGTTTCAGTTCAGCCAAGTCAGAAGTCGATTCACAAGGACCAGGTCTGTGCAAATCCCCATTGAACAACAGATCAATAATGCGTTGACATTCAGCTGCCACTAGATCCTTTGCAGTTTGAGTATCATCCATGTTGCTTGTTCACCCCCTTTCCAGTAGTCAAAGGACTTTGCCCTTCCCTTGTCGAATAGATGAACTTTGAAGGGAGGTGCTAACTAATGGCAGTACAAGTTCATGCCTGCTTATGCGGCGATTGGGTAAATCTCAACGATGATCCTGATTGCAAAATCGGCAATCACCGTTCTTCACCTACTGTATGGTGGGAAGAAAACGCTGAAATATGGAGTCCATTCAAAAAAGATAGTGAGAATACAATGTATCAGCTTGATTATGTGAACATCCATTACAAAGGAACTGATTACCGAATACACCCAATCTTCATACAGATTGTCAGCACTTAAATTCTCGGTGAAGGTTTTCTTTCAACAATTCCAAGTCGTCAAGCTCCACCTTGGCGGCCTTGGAATTGTATTGCATGTCGATTTGTTGCTTCACCCTGTCCCACTCGCTGCGCTTCATGCCTTTCAGAGCTTCCGTTATTTGGGCTATTTTATTTTCCACGCTCATTCCCTCCCAGCAATAATAGTTACCGCGCCAAGCTTCTCGACCAGACATTTCCCTGAGCAAACCAGCTCATGGCCGATCTTTGTCACTGGCTGCCCACGGTTAATTTCCTTACCACATTTCTCGTTGGCGCAGTAATCAACAACTTCGTTTTCTACTGTGAGATTTAATCCTTTACTCATTTTGGTCCTCCTTTTTGTAATGCATCTTCTCTTGCTCTTTCTTCCAGGTGTCTATCGATGCTGAGCTAAAAAGCAGTTTTGGTCTACCCCTTCCAGTAGAACTGAGAGGTATATGAGGTATTCGTTTATTAGCGCACAGCTTATAAAGCATTTCTGGGGATATCCCAATGTATGGAGCAGCTTCATGCACCTCCATTGTTATATCTGGCTTGCCAATTGACTCAGTTTTTAATTGTTCGATAATCGTCGGAAGTAGCTTCTCTGCTACTCTATCAACTATGGCTTCTAGGAATTCAGTAGCAGCTTTATCTCCGATCATGCTGTTCACCCACTCTTGATAATTAAATTATCATTTGAATTAAAAAAATATTTCCAGAATAATCCTATTGCTAGTTGACGATAATATTATTATCAATTATAATACAAAACAGATAATAAAATTATCGCTTTGGGCACACTTAAACAAGACTAAGATTATCAAAGAAATCCGGGAATAATTTTTCAACTGGTTCACCGAAGTAATTTGAGAACTTGAACATCAAATCCCTGCCAGGAGTATAGGTTCCATTCTCGATCATACGAACGTAAACCGTTGATATTCCAAGTTCAGAAGCAACTAAAGACTGAGAGCCTTTAGATTTACGACGCATTCTAAAAAGTTCTCTTTTTGCTCTCCTCACACTAGCACCTCCTTTGTGTACTTCTGATTATATTTGATAATTTAATTATCGTCAACCCGTTTTGATAATTTATTTATCATTATTTTTTCAGGAGGAAAACTAATGAAAATTGGAGACAGATTGACCCAGTTAAGAACTAAAAAAGGACTAACGCAAGATCAACTAGCTGAAGCACTTGGTGTTAAAAGAGCTAGATATAACTCTTGGGAGAACAACATAGCTAAACCGGACATTGAAATGATCGCTAAATTAGCTGCACTCCACAAAGTGTCTTCAGATTGTATTATTGGTGTCGATACACCAACCCCGGAATGGGCTACACATAAAGATAAAAGAGACTTTAAGAAAATGCTTGAAGACAACGCAGAAGTAATGTTTGATGGTGTACCTATTTCTGATGATGACAAAGAAAAGATAAAAAGGGTTATGGAGGCGATGTTTTGGGACGCTAAAAAGAAAAATAAGCGGAAGCCGACTGAGTAAAACCTCTGGAGGTAATCAGCCATGAGAGAACTTACAACAAAGCTAGTGAAGAGGCATAAGACGAACTGCCCGTTTACTATCGCACGTGAATTAAATATAAACATCAGTTTTGATGATTTAGGCGAAAACACCAGGGGATTTTACTACAGAGTACTTAAGCGCCGCTATATCTGTATACATAAAGATTTATCAGATGAATGGAAAAGATTCGTGTGTGCCCATGAATTGGGTCACGACAGACTCCACAAAGGTGTAAGTCAATTTTTCGTGGACGAGCATTCCTTTTTCCTGCCTGGAAAACTAGAACGACAAGCTAATGAATTCGCTGTACACCTTCTTCTTAACGGAGTCGCCTTAGATGAGAACGACACTGTCACATCTCTACTTGCCAGAACAGGCATTCCTTGCGAAATGAAAGATTATATAAGGGGGCGGTGATAAAATGGCGGACTATGAACCTAGAGGAGAAAACTCGTGGCGGCTTACTATCAGCCTTGGCAAAGGACCAAACGGAAAAAAAATAAGAAAAAGAAGAACAGTGACCGTTGAGGATCCAGCTATTTTAAAATCAAAAAAAAAGCTTGATCAATACCTTAATGAAGAGTGGTTGAAATTCAAAATTGAAGTTGAAGCCGGGGCGTATATTGACGCAAGCAAAATGAAATTTTCTGATTTTGTAAACGAATGGAGAGATAAGTACGCCTCAAATCCCAAAAATCTTTCACCCACAACATTAGAAATTTACGAAGTACACATTAGGTCAAGAATCATTCCGGTATTTGGGCATATACGTATTGATCAAATCAATGCAATGAAAATCGTGACTTTTCTCAATGCTTTAGAAAAACCCGGATCGCGCTTAGATGGACGTGACGATCCTCTTGACGCCAGTACTATAGGATTTATTTATAGAGTTCTGAAAAACATCTTTGCTCGAGCGGATGAGTGGAACGTTATAAAAGAAAATCCTATGGACGGCTTATCTAAACCAAAAGAAAAAGATGCTAAAACAAAAATGTTAGAGCAACGCAAAAACCCTCAATTTTATGATGAAAAAGAAGCACAGTTGGTTGTTGATGCGTTATATAAAGAAAGCAGAAAATGGAGGTTGCTGATTCTAGGATCAATGATTGGCGGATGCCGGCGCGGGGAGCTGATAGCTCTTGAATGGCAGTTTGTTAACTTTGAAGAAGGACACATTGAAATCGATAACAATATCCCGCTAACAAAAGATGGGAAAGCTGTTGAGAAGGGACCAAAGTCAACAGCATCATACAGGACAATTGATATGCCAGATTGGTATATAGACGAATTGAAAACATACTATAGGGAGTGGGTCTTAGAGAAAAAACATCTCGGCACAAAATGGTTAGGCGAAGAACGCCAGTTTGTTTTCCACAATGGCAAGGGGCAGCCCTATTATTATAAACATCCATCTCGTTGGTGGGAACGATTCTGTAAACGTCATGATATACGATATATTAAATTCCATGGTTTAAGACATAGCATGGGGACATTGTTATTAGAAGATGAAGACGAAAGTAACTTCGACTCAATATTAATCGCCATACAAAGACGAATTGGGCATGCGCGGCTTTCCACTACTTCAGATATTTACGTACATGTAACAAAAAAAGTAAAACAAAGAACTGCCGGTAAATTCGATAAATTTTCACGAAAGACAGAATCTAATCCGGGGTCTATTGGGGTCTAA